CCCCGTATTGAACAGGAATGAGAAAATGGAAGTCATATCACAGGCTATAACAATTTTAGCCGATAAAATAGGTATTGGTGTTGATACCATTTATCAACTCAATTTGAGCGTTCAAACGATTAAAGCGGCTTCTGATATTATTACTGCGGTTGTTATATTTATTGCGGTTGCCGTGTCCATTATTATCATTTATAGATGGGATTGCAATACGAGAGTAATCGGGTGTGATGCTCCTGAAAAACTGTTTATGATTCTTCTTATATCGATAATCATAATTATAATGGCATTTGCGATTCAACTGCTATTAGAAAACGCAGTTTTTAGGCTGTATGCTCCTCAATACATGGCGATGAAGGATACGATTTCGATGATTGGAGGATTGGTATAAAATGACATGCGCAGAATGTTCAAATTTCCATCCATACTCATTTTACCCGAAGCAGGGAGAATGCAAGTATAATCCCCCGACAATAGGTAAAGGAGTAAACGGGCGAGAGTATCCAACAGTCGCGTCAGTCGATTCATGCATAACGGGATTTTCAATCGGCGGGCGACATATCGCACCAAGTCAGATGAGGCTCCAGGTATGACCGGATACATGACTGACGAATACCGGGATAAACTGGGATATGCTTATGGACTGTTCGGGACGTTCGGCTCGTTCTCTGCAAAAGACATCCGGGCGAAAGCCGAAGTGATGAACGCATTGAGGAGTAAAGGGTTCATCAAGCGCGTGTCATTCAGGGGACCGTGGAAGATTACCGATGAGGGAGAAGACTACATACGGCAGTATATCAGACCAGTTGAGAAAGTAGAGAATGCTTGGTCTGACAGAGAAGAGTTTGTCAGTCCGTTTTAACCACAACTATTTTAACTTTTTGCATCCTATTATATTGCAATCATGGCCGAAGTAAAGATAGGTAGGCCACTTAAATACGATCCTGAAATACATCCGGCAGAAGCAGAGCGTATAGCATCTGACGGAATAATAGACGCTGAAATAGCGCGGAGAATGGGAATAGCCTATTCTACGTTGAGGGAATGGAGAGACACATATCCAGAGTTTTCGGCAGCATTAAAAAGGGGTCACGATAAAGTCGATAATGAAGTGGTTAATTCTCTTTATAATCGCGCTCGTGGTATGTTTGTCACAGAGACAAAAGAAGTTGATGATGGCAACTCTGTTAGGGTAGAGAAGTCACAGAAATGGGTATGTGACACGACTGCTCAAATCTTCTGGCTTACCAATAGGCAGAAAGCAGATTGGAAGAGGATGCAGTCTACAGAAGTATCAGGCCCTAACGGAGACCCGATTTCTATTGTCACTACCATGAGTGATGAGGAGGTGATAGCAAATGCCCGTCGCATTATCGCCTCTCGACCAGGCAATACTGAATGAAGTATCTACCAGATGGAGTATAATCGCCCGGGATAACCAGCGCCCTCCAAAAGGTGAATGGAACTTCTGGCTGATATTGGCGGGTAGAGGATTTGGGAAGACGAGGACTGGCGCGGAGTGGGTTTGTGAGATTGCAAAAACTCATCCTGGAACTCGTATTGCTTGTATTGCTCCTACTGCTGCTGATGCGCGTGACATCATGACAGAGGGCGAGTCCGGTATAATTGCCGTGTCTCCTGCTCATAATAAACCTCTATACGAACCATCGAAGCGCCGGATAACCTGGAAGAATGGCAGCATGGCAACGCTTTACTCTGCCGAAGAACCTAACCGGTTACGTGGGCCGCAGCATGAGTTCATGTGGTGCGATGAGTTGGCTGCATGGAAATATCCTGAAACGTGGGATATGGCTCTTTTTGGGTTACGATTGGGAGACCATCCACGGGCGTGCATTACTACTACTCCTCGCCCTACAAAACTCGTCAAGGGGGTCATGAAAGACCCGTCGTGTATTGTTGTTCGTGGGTCAACCTATGAGAACCGGGATAATCTGGCGCCTTCTTTTTTTGAGACGATTATTAAGAAGTATGAAGGGACACGGTTAGGACGGCAGGAACTAAACGCTGAAATACTTGAGGACATTGACGGGGCATTATGGAACCGGGATATGATTGACTTCCTGCGCATCGGTCCTGATGACGTTCCTGGGTTCGTGCGTATAGTGGTTGCAATTGACCCGGCAGTAACATCCGGGGAAGATTCGGCAGAAACCGGTATAGTAGTTGTGGCACTTGGAGAGAACGGAATAGGATACGTTTTGCATGACTTATCCTTGACGGGGTCACCTCTTGAATGGGCTACTCGCGGGGTTAATGCCTATAAATCATTCAAGGCAGACCGGCTGATTGGTGAGGTCAATAACGGAGGAGACCTGATCGAAACTATCATCAGAAGTGTAGATCCAACTATATCATATAAAGGTGTTCATGCGAGCAGAGGAAAAATGATAAGGGCTGAACCAATTGCGGCGCTCTATGAACAGGGACGCATAAAACACGTCGGGGTATTCCCTGAACTTGAAGACCAGATGTGTGAGTGGGTTCAGGGTGAAAAGTCTCCTGATCGATTAGATGCTTTAGTTTGGGGACTAACTGAAATTATGCCGTCTGGTTCTGACGATTCCCGGTTCATGATGAGTATGAGGTGATAAATGTTTAGAGCGTTGACCAGTTATTTTACTAAAGAGGTTCAGAAAGAGGTTAAACCGGAGTCGTATGCAGAGACTGCCGGTCAGCCTTCTACGATGTGGATGAACCGAAACACGCAAAAGAATCAGATAGAGAAGTTCATAAACATTTACGAGCAGGGAGGGATGATATCAGAAGCGATTGACCTGTATCCTCTGTTTATGTTCTCGAAAGGGTATTCCTTTGAAGGAGACCCTAAAGCAATTGATGCGTGTAAATCGTTTATTGATGGATTTGATTTTGACCAGGCTTTTAACATGGCGGTTACATGCCCTCTCGTTTGTGGTGATGGGTATCAGGAGATATTAAGAGGGCGTGCCCGGAATCCGCTGGGTCTTCTATATCGTAACCCTTCAAGTTTCAGTATAACTTATGACCAGTATGGGTTAGTTAATGGGTATGAGCAGCAGGTAGGGTTACTGAAGAAGATACCATTTGAGGAGGATCAAATCTTCCATACCCAGTTAATCCCCAGCCTAAAAGAAGGTAAAGGGACGAGCCTGATATCCAGGGCGCTTGATGACATTAACCGTGACACAAAGATTGCAGAGAACTCTACAAATGCAATTGTTCGGCATGGAACTCCTAAATGGTGGGCACAGGTAGGAAAGGAAGGAGAAAGTGTTAGTCAGGGGGTGCTTGATGCGATATGCCGCAAACTTGAGGAGTTGAACAGCAAGAATGATATCGCAACGCAGGCGGACGTTAGGATCAGCCCTCTTGATACGTCTGGAGTGAATAACATATCCGGGTATCAGGAGTTCTCTATTGTTAGGCTGACGGCTGCGATGGGGGTTCCCGGGGAGTTGTTAGGGTTCAGGCAGGGAACAACCGATAACACGGCAGTGAGTAGGATTGGCGCATTTCTCCAGAAAGTAACCACGTATCAGACTCGATTCGCTCGGCAGTTGAACATTCAGGTATTTGACCAGGTAACAGAGAATCCCGGGAGTGCAAAGATTAAATTCAACAGTATCCTACCATCCCAGCAGGCAGAGCAAGCAGCATGGATTACCAATCTGATTAAGACGAACCCATTAGACCCGGAGTATTATGCCCCGCGTGAGTGGGTGAAACAAGTATTAAACATCCCTGATAGTATTGAGGAGATGACGGTATGAACCAAAAAGAATTAGAATTAAAACTTGAGGAGCATCTTCGTGAGAACGGAGGGCCTGGCAGCGGGCGGAAGGCGGGCGGCGGTCCGGTATCAGCGAATCCGAATCCCAACGACAAACGATTGGATAGGTTAAAGCGGATTCGTGCCGGGCCTGTCCCTCGTATCCGGCGGGTTAAAGCGCTGGATAACGGTGAGGAGTTCGATATTGAAGAGTATGATGATGAGGTTAAAGAATGACTGCTGTAGAGTTTAAAGTAAATGACCCGGAAGGGCCAAGGCTGCTCATCAATTTGTTTAATGAGGATCTACCTACGACTAACGCAGACCTGTGCGATGGTGTGAGCATAACCGGGAGCGGGCAGGCTGAATACCTGAACATATCGTTTAGTAGTCCCGCGAGTGCTGCATTGACACTAAAGAGAACCGTCGGAGGTGTTACCGTGTCAGAACTTCTTAACAATGGCGCATCGGTCGCTGCAAATGATTTATATCAAGTAACGGTGATGGTTGCACCTGGGGATACGATTAACCTCGGATATGCAGCGACGT